TCATAGGAATGCGGATAAGGTTCACTCATCCATCCTAGAAATTTTAAGTATAACTTTTCGTTTTTATTTTTTACTAAATCTAAAAGCTTTTGAATTTTACTTTCTTCTGAACGAGCTATAATCTCTTTGAATTGATCTTCGTTAAGATTCCAAAGATCTTTATATTGAAATCCGCCTTTATCTTTTGTATGTCCAGCTCTAAATCCTTTTATTTCTTTGTATCCAGAATTAATATCTTCTTTGAATTCAGGACCTTTGTATTTTTTTGGACTAGCATGTAAACTAGGATTATATGCACCTGCTGCAGATGAAGTAGACATTTCATCCATATTAACTTCTCGCCAATCTTCACCTTCGTAGAAATCGCTCGCTAAAATTTGGAATTGTTGATATTCGTTAGGTTCGAATCTATAATTGCCCTCTTCGTCTTGATCGGGCATTATCTTTGTAGCTACTATGTTCTCTAATTCTGGATTATTCACAGAAACAGCGATAGTATTTTCGTACAAAGTAGACATCAATCTTCTGTTATCTGAATGAATGCTCATATTAGTCTACGCTTTTTATTTCGTTAATTAGATCATAGTATTGAAGTAACGTCGAAACGGTTTCGTCTTTGATAGCCTCGTTTTCGTGAATAGGCTTAATGAATTTTACTACTTCTTTTAGCTTTATAGCAGTTACTTGATCTTTTACGGTCGTAGACATCTCAAGAAGTTGTTTCTTTATCTCTGTCAATCTTTTGTTTAAGTAGATCTTTAGATTCTTTGTGTCAGATATATTGTTGATGTACTCTTTTAATACATCCTTTTGATCCTTAGAAAGACCAACATATTTCTTATTGAACTTTTCTACTAATATCTTATAAGCAAGAAGCCTAATCTCTTTGTCTTCGTTCATGAATTCTTCCATGATTGTAGTAGATGTTGACTTTTCCTTTACATTAGTTTTAGAGATATGCTCTAACATATTTACCTTGCTAGTTACAACCTGATTTAGGTTTCCTTTAATATTTTGTGACTCTAATACTATGTATATAGACGCATAAGGCTTATAGTTATCTATCTTAGCCTTAAAAAAATTATCTAAGTCGTAACTATTTTTGATTTCCCTAATAAGGTTATACTTCTCTTTTTTTAGTTTCTCGTAGTCTAGCTTTTTATACTCTTCTACTAAAGTCTGAATAAACATCTCTGCTTTAGAGGTAGATAACATAGGACTATTAATAAAGGAATTGTACAATGAGTACTCCTTCGCTAATTCTGTATTGGTAAAATATTTCTTTAATATTTTTACAGACTTGGAATCTTTGTTCTCTAGTAGGTCCGCTGTAGTTTGCCTAACGAGAAGCTCGAATAGTATTCCTGAATTTCTGAACTTTGAATGTTTCAATGCCATAAGAATTTACAAATCTCTGGTTATAAATATGTATAGAACTAATCTAGGTCGTCTACGATATTGTTTTCATTTAAAACCTCAGGTTGTTCGAATAATTTAGTCTTTCTTGATGGAAAAGCTTTCTGTAAAGACTTAATTGTCTGTAAGTAAACTCCCATTGTATTTTCTAAAGTTAGTCTTCCGTCTTCGCCTTTTTCTTCTTTCGAATTCATTCCTTTTCTACCAAGTCTGTCTCTACCGAAAGCGTCTTCATCAGTTCCAATTATCGATTTATACTTCTGTGGTCTTCCAGGTATTTTTGTAGGTTCATTAGGATTTTTTTCATTGTATCCAGTTGGAAGCTCCATATTCATATCGCCTTTTCCTCCATATAAACTTGCCAATTGATGAGGAGTTCCAAATGCTTGTCCGCTTTCAGCTGGATCGTTTCCTTCTTCTTCTATCTGTTTGTATCTAAAGACTCTTTTCTTATCTTCTACAATTTGATCTTGAAGCTCTGCGTATTGATCTTCAGAGAAATGGAAGATTTTATCATAGATAAAGTCTCTAGGAAGTAGTGAGCTTTCCATTGCTTGGTTAGCTAGATCTACTTTCTCTTTAAATAAGGCTATCCTTTCTTGATCGTAGATAATTGAAGGATTAGTAAGAGATATTGTAAAATTTGCTGCTGACGCGTCTGTATATCCATGAGCATATAAGTGTACTAGTCCAATTTTTGTAAGTTCAGATACTATAATCTTTTGAATTCTTTCTACTGTTCTTGCGAATCTGAAGTCTTCTGCCGCTAGAGTAGCTTTACCAGTAAGATCTTTTTCATATCCCATGAAAGCCTTAGGAATCTTTAGAGCAGCAAACAACTTTTCTTTAAAGTAGTTTACGTCCTCGATTCCATTATATTCTAATCCTTTAGCTGTATCTATCCTTGTAGTGGTATCGTTTCCACGCATAGGAATAAAGTAGTCTTCTAATAGATTTTGTTGATTATATTTAAGGTTATATTGTCCTGTGTTTGGATCTACAAGAGGAGTTTTCTTCATCTTATTGATCATTCTTTGCATGTAGTTTTCTACTTCTGTTGGAGGTATTGCACCTACGTTTACATAGAATATCCTACGCTCTGGAGCTCTTACGATCCTATGAATCAACATAGCGTCTTCTATAAGCACATACTGCTTAAATAGCTTACGCGCTGGTTCTAGATAAGATCTTCCATAAGGTAGATAGTTAACGTCACCAGTAAGCCTAAAATGCGCCATCTCATAGTTATCGAAATACATTCCTAGATCTCTTTCTGATGAAGAGTTCATATATCCAGCGGTATTCGTTAAGGCTGCGTTTGGATCGTATTTGAATCTTACTTCACTTGGATTACTTGGATTGTATCCTTCTTCTCTAACGATGTTATAAGCGGAAAATGGAATTACATTGTATACTCCATAGTTTTCGGCTATCTCTAGCTTTAAAAAGAAGTCACCGTACTTACACATATTACGAATCCAAGACCAAAGGTTGAATTCTATATTTAGTACTGAATAGTAAAGATTGTATAATAGCTTTTGAATGTTTTCGTCAGCTGATCTGATTTGCAATACTTCGCCTTGCTCGTTTTTAAGAGTGGCTTCGTCAGATATGATATCTAGCGCTGAAGCGATGATCGCATCAGTATCCATGGCATCATAGTCAGCATAGATTTGAACCCTAGCCGAACGATAGTTTTGAGCTAAGTTTAAATTTACTCCATAAGCAGTAGAAGTAGTGTATACTTTATTGAATCTATCAATAAGCGAGTTAGTCTGTATGACACCTGAAGTTTGAATCCTATCAGAGTCAATGACTTTAAGCATATCTCCGCCTTCGTTACGAATAATAACATCGGTCGAAAACAACCTTCTAAGGGTTGTAAATAAATTCTCTTGTTGTTTTTGTGTTTCTGCCATTAGTAATAATTATGCGAAGATTATAATAACCACCGAAGATCTTGACTTTCCATACCATTTTGACTTGGTATATCCATCATCCAAGGGTTACTGTTAAATGAACTGTTTGCGTTATATGCTTGAAAACCTGAATCGGTTTTTGTAAAATTATTTAGACTGTTTCTTAAAAGACTGTCTGCAGTGTTTTTATATCTTAACGAAGTATCTCTTAAATACATTCCTATTGCGAAAGCCATTACTAGATCGTCATTATATCCGTTCATTGCTTGTCCGCTATCATTTTTCCATATAAATACCCTAAGCTCTTCTAAAAGCCTTAGTGATCTTATGGTTACAAACTTATTCTCTATGAAATCTCTCATCTTTCCAATAACTAGCGGCTTTGTTTTACCTGTAGTAGAGAATCCTGGAACTAAAGCTGAATTTGAGGTCTGATACTTATCTAGATACTTTTGAAAGTCCATTCCAATCTCTGTTCTATAGCTATAGTGTACATTTGGATATCCGCTTTCGACTACTGATTGAACTACATCCCATCCAATACTTGCATTTTCTACTACTAATAATGCATGATTATACTCCGTAGCTGCTGATAAAAGCACATTAGCGTACTCTCTTGTTCCTGGTTGAGATTTGTATTCAGCGACTTGTGTCATTGTCTCCATTTCTAAGACTTGAAAAGCGGAGAAGTCAGCACCATCGCCTCTTGCTACGTCAGCTATAACTGTATAGTACTTCATAGGATCTGGATATTCCCATATCCAGTAACCTTTATCCATTCCTCTCATCTCTAGAGGTTCTTTTAATGTATTTGCTTCATACCAGTTTAAGACATCAGGAGGAATTACTGTGTTACCAGAAGTTACAAAGTCACAATCGCACTCTTGAGCTGCGCTTCTTACTCCAAGATCTTTGTCTTGTTGATCTCTCCATTCTTGATTTCTTTCAGGATGAACCGTCCAAGGTAAAGATATGGGTAAAAAACTGTTTTCTTTCTTTTGAGCCTTACTATAAGTTTGGTGAAACCAGTTACCTACACCATTAGGAGTAGACAATGCTATAGCGCCACCACCAGTAGCCAATGTTTGTTGAGCAGAAGTAAAGATCTCTTCGATTCTATCAATAAACGCAGCTTCATCAATTACTAGCAAAGTTACTGCTTCAGATCTGGCTGCGTCTCCAGCTGCAGAAACAGCTTTAATTTGTGATCCATTATTTAATCTAAGACTTAATCTGTTGTCTTCTGAAGCTGGTATTTTAAGCCACGATGGTAGATTCTGATAGGCAAATCTAACCTTAGTTACCATGTTCTTTGCAGTAGCCTGAGTAGTCGCAATTACAAGAACGTTCTTATCTTTTTGGAATAACATTAACCATAAAGAATACGCTGATACTAGGGTCGATATACCTAACTGTCTTGATTTGTTAATTACAGAGAACTTATTATTTTGAAATAATCGTAATACTTTCTCTTGAAAAGGATACAGATTGAATAGCATTCGACCTCTTTGAGGATGCTGAATCATGTAGTACTTTTTCATAAAATACACAGGATCTGTTGCGCATTTTATAAACTCTTCTTTTACTTTATCCTTTATGGAAATTTGTTGTTCTGACATTATTTGGTGATGTACAAGTATCCAAGTCCACCAACAATTGCATAAGACAATATTTGCGTGAACCTGTATTTTACTTTTAGTTTTCTGTGTTGTTTATAGAGCTCAGAGTATTGCTTTTGCCAGCCTTCTACTTTAGCAGTTTCATTATTAACTTGACTAAGATAGTTAAGTTCTTTAAGCTTATACATACTTATAATACTGTCTTTAACTGCGACCTTTTTTTCTGTAAGAGTTAGCTGGTCTTCTTTTACTTTTAGCATCGCAAAAGATGAATCTCCTTTAATGAGATCTTTAACAATCATTTTTGCTACTGGATAGCTTATCTGTAGCTTACTAGTATCCGTAACGCTTTGCGAAAAAACTGTCGAGCTGAGTAGGAGTATAGCTATCAGCAGCTTTACTTTGTTCATGATAGTATTCTTTTATTATTGTAGTTTTTTCTTTTACATGATCTATCTGATAGTCCAACTCTTTTATCTTTTCTTCTTCTAAGGATATTGTGCTATCGTAAGATTTCTGTTGTTTTTGAAGAGCGACTGTAACTTTTTGTAAGCTGTCTAACTGAGCTTTAAAATCGCCAGAGATCTCTCTTTTTGAGGTTAATAATTGAATTGCGAAATACAATACAATTATTACTATTGCAATATACTGAATAATTTTAACAATAGGTAGCCAATTCTTTATGGTATTAATTGTTTTATTCATTTTTTATTTTTATGATGCTTTTACAAACACTGAAGACACATTAGTTTCTGACTTAGCATAAGATATGAGACCTTGAACAAACTTATCTTTTTCTTCTTCAGACATCTTACTTAATCTATTAAGTAATTCTATATTCATATAGTTGCTAGTTTTACTAGATAAAGGAGCAGATAAAAATGTTTCTATGAACTCTTCCTCTTTCATTTTACTTTTCAGTAGTGAGATAGATTTATACTTTTTATATAGATCACTAGCTGTTTTTTCATCAGCAGATTTGCATGCTGCTAACACTTCTGATTGTTGGGGTAAAGAATCTTGTTTTCCTTGTAGAGAAACGACCATACTTACTCCACCTCCACCTATTTTCCCACCGGCAGCGGTCTTAGATTTTATTTCTCCTTGCCAGCTTGTTATGTTTGAAAAGTTTCTAAATTGTATAAGGCCATCTGTATACTTTATATAAATGTCTAGAGACTTAAAGAAGTTGGTATCTTTTGGTCCTAATCCTTCAAACTTTTCTGGTCTTTCTATTTCTTTTAGATTATAAACTGTCAATTTACAATCTTCACCGCACTTTTTAAGAGACACTCCAATAAGTTCTTTTAACTTATATTTAGCTTTCATCCATTTATTTAGCTTATCTATCTCTGTATTTTGTGGTATACTACTTATATCTAAATTATCAGATGCCATCCATATATCAGCGGGATTCCACTTGTTTATGTTAAGGTTCCCTACTATTAATTTCAAACAACTTTTCGCTGCTTGATCTACAGCAGTTGCTACTCCTTGACCGCGATAGAATTTAAAGTTACCTGGAAATTGCTTAGCTAATGCGTTTGCTGTAGAAATTAAAGATGTTTTCCATGAAGAATTATCTTGTATAAAAGACATCATCTCCTCTAAACTAGATGTAGTTTCAATACGTTTAGTTGCTCTTGCAAAATTTTTTTCGTTTAAATCTTTTTCAGTAATCTCTGATCCTTTGTTATATCTAATTGCATTAACTAAACATTGAGATGATTCTTGTACAGCTGTTTGTGCTGCACCTCCACCAGAGCCTGTGCTCTTTTCACCATAATGTCCTGTTACTGACTTTTTTGCTAGACTAACATATTTTTTTGTTGACGATAATTTGCCTTCGTCATTAACTGTCATTACTTCAAATTTATAAGCTCCTTTTGGATCAGAGTACGAATCTTTTTTACCACTAGGTATATCGCTTATGCTTTTGTAAACTAGTTCTCCAGATAGTTTTAGTGAGGATTTTACCTTTTCGTCTGTATCTAAATTTACTGTGTAATAAGGATTAGATCCTTTTTTAGTTTTGTAATCTGGAGTAATTGTCAATTCTGTAACTATTGATTTTTTTAAAATACTTTCTATTATTTTTTTATTTTCTGCTAATGCTTCTCCTCCTTCTTCTGGTGGAGCTTCTTCTGCACCCGCTTCTGGCTCCATTCCGCCAGTAGCTCCACCTTTTGCAGCCCAATCTCCTTCCATTCCTGTATTTTCTTCGTCTCTTGTAGCTTGTTCTGCGCCTTCAGGTCCTTGAGTTTTTAGTGGAGTTCCGAATCTAAGAAGTCTAGCGATTGCGGTCATGCATCTTTCTTTCTCACCGATTCCCATCAAATAATACTTTTTGCCTTCTATTGTAGCTTCGTAAGCTTTTCCTAGATAAACTAAAAAGAAAAATTGACCGTTGTGCAATTGAATCTTAAACGTAGTCGGTTTTGGAGCCATTACAAAGATGCCATCAACATACTCTTGAAAGTCCTTAGTCATTAACTCGATCATTAGCTCATTAAGACTATGATACTTTTTAAGTATGAATCCCATAGGATCTGCTTCAAAAGAACCGGGTTTTGGCTCTTCAACAGTTTCTTCTTCGGAAGATTCTGTGTCTACGTTAGTTTCTTCTTCCTCAGCTTCTGCTAGCAATCTTTTTAGAATTTCTAAGTCTTTCATGTTTTTTAGCAAATCTATCGAATTTTTCCGACAATAAAAAAATATATGTTCTTGGTTACTTTAAGAGATCGTGATACTCTTTAAAGTGCTTAAGCCTGTCTGGAAGTCCGATTGTTCCGCCATTCACTCTTTTTGTTACTTCTGTTACTAAAGCATCAGTCGCTCGTTTGTCAGCGATCTTGTGAAGACCGTTCTTATGGAAAAACCAAGCTGCTGAAAGCAATGGATACTTAGTAGCTACTAGATCCGGATTCTCTGTGATATTTTCTGCAACAACCAAGTCAAAGGCTTTATAGTTATCTTTACCAGTAAGCTGAATGTAACCACGACCACGATACTTGTAACCTTCACCAGAAGTTTCAGGACCGTTACCCATACGACCACCATATACCAAATTAGCGATTTTTTCTGGCTTTCTTTCATATAAAGCAGCTTTTTCTGGAGTTGGAAAATACTTTTTAAATATACCTAATAATCCTTTGGCTCCATAATTTAAGTTCTCATTAACAGCTTTAAATCCACCAGATTCATGACCAGCTTGAGCTAGAAAATGAGCAAGTCTTAGCGGAGTGTTAAGTTCAAACTTAGCGATTGTGTCAGGAAGCTGTGCAATTACTGTGTCAGGAATATGTCCTTTTAGTTTGTTGATGTCCATTCTATTTCTTTTTTGATTTTAGTATTTCAAATAGTGAAGTTACATTATCTTGCTCTGGTTGATCTTCTTGATCATGACCATTAGAATACTCATGATAGTTTTCAGAAGCTTGAGTAATGAAATTAGCAGCATTAGTGATATGATCTTGAATCCATGCTGGAATATCTTTCTCTTGATTTCCCATTTTGGCCTTAAGCTCCATAGCAGCTTTGATGATAGTCTCTAGACTATTGTTAGCCATAGAAACTTCATGATCTTCACCTTCTTCCATATCTACAATAGGACCAAGACCTGGAATAGATGGTTTTCCTGAATAGTCAGTTGGAGGATTAGGTGTATTAACTTCTTTCTTCATACCTTTCTTAGCACGAAGTGCCTTGAAGTCAGCGGCTGTTATTTTACCCTTAGGCTCAGCTACATCTATCTTTTCTTGATTTCCAGGAAGATCAACTTCTTGTAGCAATATGTTTCTGTAATACGAAAGACTGTTTTCCATAATTATTTTTTCTTTTTTGATTTACTTGCTTTTTTCCATAACGTCTTGTCTGCTTTTCTAGCTCCACCTTTTCCAGTTACAAAAGAATTTACTCTTGCCATAGCCCATTGATGTTGACCTGCGCCTGGACGATGTCCTGTTTTCCAAGCTCCTAGACCTTTTGCGTAAACACTTTTTAGTATAGTTTTTGATATACCTGTAGATTTTGCTTTATTTGCTAAAGCTTTTTCTGTTTGTGGGTCATATTCAAAAATAAACATTTCTTTTAGTATATCTATTAGCTTTATCATATGTCTTATTTTTCTTTTTTTCCAAATCTTTTTTCGTATGCAGTAGTAGAGGTTGACTTTCTAGTTTTATACTTTTTTGTTTTAGCCTTATCTATATAGTCTGCGTCCCATTTTCCATAAGCAGCTGAATCATCAGATTTTAAGCTTTTTCTGTCTTTTATATCTTTTTTCATTTGCGCTGCATCTTTAGTAAGATACGCAGGATTTAATTTTGGTCCTTTTTTTTCCTCTTTAACTCTAACGCAATTAGGAACCATTCTTTTTCCTTTCTTTTTCATTCCTAGCTGTTGGTAACCATCCCAGCACGCTTCTGATAATATTTCATCTAATATTTCTGTAAGCTTAATCATTTTATATGTTATTGCTGTTTATTTTTGTGTCTTTCTCGAACTTACTATATGAATTTTTATACGACTTTTGCGTTTCGTCATTTGCATTTTTAGTATATTGCCAGTTCCAATACAGATCGTTATTTGGTTTAAATCCATAAAACTTGTGGACTTGTTTCTGTGTTTCGTTAACTGATTCTCCGTTCCAATTCTGACCTGTGCAGATAAAACCCGTTTCAATATCTTTAATAATATTAGATTCGCCTAGCGTATTGTGTCTATTCTCAAGCCAAGTTAGTCTCTCAATTAAGTTTTGATAATACATGTTAGTTTGTCCCCATCTTATAGAACTAAAAAAGACTACTGCGTCTGATTGTAGAAGTTCTTTAGAGATCTTCCATAGTTCGTCTTTTGGATTGTTAATACTAGCCCAACATCTGTGATGTCCAGATGGATTTTTTTCTTTATCTTTAAGTTTAGATTTCATTACTCCACAGCTATTGCCGTCTTTTCTTGAAACATTACCTTCGCAAGCTATAATATTAAGTTCAGGAACATCGATCAATATACATTTATCGCGTAATTGATCTTGTATGTACATTGCAATCATTTTTGACTTTGGAATATCTATATCGTTATCATCCCAATTATACCTATTTGAGCAGCTTAATAATAAAATTTTATCTTTCTTTTTAAGGATATCAATAGTTTTAGTAATTGCCTTCCAAGCATCAGATTGCATTTGCTCTTCATACAATACCATTTCTTTTATTAAATCGGTTAATTTAATCATTTTTTATCTCTGATTAATAATTCACCTAATACTTCCATACGACCTACTTCACGTTGAAATTCAATTTGGGTCATATTTAATGATATGCTTTTTAGTGTTTTTTCAAACTCTTTTATAGCTG